ACCAGAAGGTAATGCAAAATATCCTGTTTCAGCAGTAACACTATTATAAATATCAGTTACTTCATCAAGGACAGCAGCAGTTACTCTTAGTTCAATTCTATCGCCTGCTCCATAAGCTCTAGCAGATGTGTTATCTTGTGCTCTAGTTACTGTTAAAACATCAGAAGAACGCGCAGTTACTTTTACAATTTCAAGATTGTTTGAGGCATCAATTAAAGTAGCATAAAAATAATCACCAGTGCTAAGAGATGGAAAACGCGCTCCGTGACCACTTGCAACAGTAATACTAGTTGCGCTAGTATTAATGCTAGACGCTAAGGTCGAATGACCATTATTTGTAAACTTGATGCCCATTGTGTAACTCCTTAGTTAACAGTTACAGTCCAAGTAATACCTAATGTGTCTGCGGCTCCTTTGTTAATTACTGAGAAGACAGTCCTACACAGGAGTGTACCATTCGAACTTGCGTTTAATATTCCGGCTTCAGCTATTGCACCTGTACCTGTACCAGCAGGGAATGTTGCTACATAAGCAACAGCATTACTTGTTACAGTAGTTGATGTAAGCGCTACTCGACCAGCTTCAGTTCCAAGAGCTGCATCACCAGCGGCTGCAGCAGTGCTGCCAGTACCGATAGCCATGTGACTCATAGCTGTAGCTGATGCGTCTTTCATTCGTGACGCAATATATTCTTTACCATCAGTAACAACAATGTTTGGTATAACCGTTTCATGTGTGTTACCATCTGGATTAGTAAGTGTAAGCTTTAGCTCACCTGTTACTTTGATAGTATCATTTATCATATTTCCATCTCCTTATATTAATAAGCTCCTGCACTTAACGGAGTTTCATTAAAGTAATGTCCGCCTAATGTAGTGTCTTCCGTATCAGTATACATGAAATTGATTAGTAGTCCAGCATTTGTTATTTCTCCGTAAGTTATTGTATCCCCATTAATTAAAGGCATATTTACTAAACCTGACGAACCTATTATTCCAACAACTTCACTTCTTGCGCTACCATCTTGAGATGGTTCAAATAATACTGTTGAATTAAATAAACTATCATCTTGACCTAACCTACCAGTAAAGTCTGTACGCCTAAATCTATATTGATCTTGAACAAAATAACTTGCCGTTTCACTAAATCCTCTGTGATAACCGCGTAAACTTGACGAGTCTTTATCAGTGTCAACTATGTACACATTATTTGGATATAAGAAATCTGACTCTCCTAATATAAGTGAAGTGTTAATACTTTCAGTAGCTGATACAGCATGTGAAAACACAGGTCTAGGATCAAGAGAAATAGATTCTGAGGCAGAAACTGAATGACCAAATGGTTTGGATGGTTCTAATTTAATACCTTCTACTGCAGTGAGACTATCTGTCACACCCGGTATAGTTACAGTAAATGCTGTTGATTCTACTGGTGATGCAGTATCACTAAAACCACCATGAGTAAAGTTTTTAGCTGTAGTCTCTGCAATAGTAGATGTATCAGATAAACCTTTTGTAACACCAAAAGTATTTATTTGTTCCGAAGCTGTAACAGGATCAGGGTCTACATCAGCATCTGACAAATCAAAATCTATACTTGAATTAAATGCTTTTACATTAGATTGAACAACAGCAACAGAATCTGTTTTACCTGCTGGCGTAATAGTTTTAGCTGTAGCTTCTGTTACTGTAACATCATCTGCTAATACGGTAGTTACATCAATACGGTTAATCTCCTCAGAAGATGTTGCTGTGTCTGAAAAAGTTTTACCAAAATGAAAACTATTAAGTTGATCACTAGCTGCAATAGAATCAGATGGAGATTTGTTAGGTTGTTTAGATATAGACTCAGAGGCTGTTACATCATCATTATCTGATAGCTCACCTATAGTTAAAGTCTTAGCTGATGATTCAGTCATTGTAACTGGTGTTGCATCTACATCATCATCTGTAGGATCAAAATCTATAAAGTCTGTAAATACTTTTACACGAGACTCAACCATAGTAACTGAGTCTGTTTTATTTAATTGAATATTAAGAGTTGGGTCAGAATCTGAAAGTGTTATATCATCGCTTGGACTTTTATTTGCCTCTTTAGAAATTAATTCAGACACTGACACCGATACAGATGGTAACGGACGTGTCTCAATAAGTTCATAGTTGTAAGATACTAAAGCGTTGTTAGCAGAATAAACAGCATCAGTGTAAGAAGCAGAAGCACTATAACTAGCTACGCTAACTGTTACAGAAACAATAGCTGATAGTGTAATGTTAGATACACTAACGTTAGCCATTAGAAATTATCCCGTACTCTAAAATTTAATGTATCGTAAACTGTTTGTATAGTTCCATTGTAACTAATATTAATTTCACCTTCATACTCTCCGGGGTCTACATCAAGTACACCACCAGCGAAATTAAAAAATACTTTACCATCAGCACCAGTAGTAAGTTTACTAGTAGAAATTGTAGATAAAGTTGAAGTGCCACCTTTTAATCTAAACTTAATCGTTACGATAGTAGTAGTAGCAGATAAATCTAAAGCAGCATTAGCTACGTCATCAGTAAGAGTAAGTGTGATTTGTGGTAGTTCATCTCCTTTAACTAATTTTATTGTATCAGCCATAATTTACCTCACCCAAACTTTTGCATCTGTACACGCATAGATGCTTTTGAAGCACCGAGATTAGTTCTAGCTCTACGTTCTGCAGTCTTCATAACAAACTGCTTAGCATGATAAGTAGCTAGCTCTCTATCACTCCATGATCTATCAGGTAAAACTAATAGGTGTTGAAGCGCTCCGTGCATAATTACATTTTCTAATTCATCAAGAACTGTTTTATCCATTTTAGTAGATGTTCTTAATGGTTTAAGACATAATATCATTCTAACATCATATGTCACGGAATTATCCGGAACTGGTGCTAGAGAAAAATGGTCAGGATCCATCTGAGTTACAAACCTAGGTTCTGCTTGTTCGTCAGTAGATTGATTAGGCCATTTAGGATACATATCAAATAATTGTTCTAATGTTACAGGAGTTAACCTGCTTTCATTAACTGTAGCAGTTAATACTGCATGTACTTCAGTTTCATTAGGTGTGTCATACGCATAGTCATGACCACCGGGAACTAACCTTATTTTAGGTTGTTCATACCGATATGCTAATGTTTTTTCACACGCTTCGATTGCTGCATCACGAACATATTGTTCTACAACTGGTGTAGGACAACCCGGTACGCTAGGAGACAATCTGTTTACTATATCTAAATAAGTTCTATCAGCCATTATGTTACATCCTCCTCATCTAATCCGCCTCTCTCAGTATCTGTTACTTCTCTACTTTGAGCGGCTACACCAAGAGACTGTGTAAATGACTGTTGGAATATTTGTGCACGTTTAGAATTAACATGCTCGTTATCAACAGACTCAGTAATAAACACTGTAGCATCAACCACGACTGGAAAATAAGCGTCAGGTAAAAGAGCTACTGTAGTTGTTCCATTATACGTTGGAGGTGTTTGTGCATATTCTCCTATAAGAACTTGGTTAGAAGGAGCTTTTGGATATATAAAAAATTTATTAGCATTCCTTACATGACGCATAAAATTAACAGCAGGGCCTGCTGTATCATTCATCCAAGAAGGGTAAGCTTGATTTAATGACTCTCTATTTGTTTCTGTAATACCGCTGCCACCTTTGACATTGTATATATCAATCAAACGAATAGAATCAGAAGGCATAGATTGCACTACTGTATCTGCAGTAGTAGTGATGTCGCCAATAAAAGCAAAAAGATCAGGACGTAACACAGCAATACGTTTAAGTGCTTGGTTAGCAAATCCTATAAGTACAGTATCAGAATACCTTTGAGGTGTATTAGTATCCTGTACTATCCTTCTTACTTCTGTAACAACATCGTTTAATATCATTTTTTCTTAACCCATGCTTCGTTTTGAGGCGTAGTAGGATCGTCTTTTACATAATGACCTTTATCATTCCTAGCTCGCACCAAACCTTTTGTTGCTTCTTCAGCAAGTTCTTCTGGAGTAGAATCTCCTTCTTCAGGAACTTCTGTTTCCAAATTTACTTTTGCTTTTCTAGCTTTTTTCTTTTTATCTAAAAATTTTTCTGGGAACGCTTGTTCCTCAGTAACTTCTTCTGTTAGTGGATTCTCAGCAAGAATTTCATCCCACTCATAAATCTCACCGTCTTTTGTATTTCTAAGCCATCTAATCATTATATCCTCCTATACTCGTTTTACTTTCTTAGAACTTTTCTTTGCAGCAGTACGAGAACGTTTTTCAGAAGCTGAAAGTTCCGACGCGGTTTTGGGTGT